TCTCAACTTATACTTTATTAAAGATAGTATGAGTTGATTTTAAGTACAAAATGAGCTATAATGTTGAAAATGTACTTATTTTAAGTACGCTAAATTAAGGAAGGAGTACCCGTGTTTGAAAGTATTGATGCAAATCTCAGGCAACCTTGTTGCCTTTATACTTTTGGCTACTGTTGTTCGCGTTGCAAACCGCCGACTTGAAAAGCGTGATCAATTTTATAAATTATTCATAGGGGCTTGCCGTCTCGTGCTGGCGGCCCTGTTCCTTGAAGCGCTCGTTTGTGTTCTGGATGGCCGGTCCTCTGCCTGGGTAAAAAACCTGCTGCAGATTCTTTTTACCATGCTGTACATGCTGCCGCCAGTCCTAGCGTGGCTCTGGGTTCTGCTTGCACGCGCCCTGACGGACGACGGCTGTCAATCGAACCGCTTGATGTCGATTTGCTGGTTTCCTGTAAGTGTCAGCCTTGGCATGGCACTTTTTTCTGCGCACTTCCATTGGCTGTTTTTTATTGATGATAGCAATGTTTATCATCGTGGTCCGTTGTTCCCCGTGTTTTTGATGATTACCGCGGGTTGTTTGCTCATGGGCTTCGTTGTATTGGTTCGCCATAGAAGCACGCAGTTGCGCGGGGATTTTACGCTTCTGGGCTCCATCTATCTGTTTCCGCTTCTTGGCGGCGCGCTTCAGGTGCTTTTTTGCGGCGTTCTGCTGATGTGGAGCCTGACAGCCGGCTCTTTAATGATCATGTATATGTATTTGCAGGAGCGAATGATTCAGATTGACAGTCTGACCGGTGCGTTGACAAGATTATCTTTTGGCCAGCATTTCAGCAAGATGGCCGGAAAATGCCGAAAGGAACCTATAGGTATTTTGTTTCTGGATCTTGACGAATTCAAAGCCATCAATGATCGGTACGGTCATCTAGAGGGCGACGCGGCACTTCGTGCATTCTCGGAAATTGTCCGCTCACAACTCCGGAAAAGCGATGTTTTCGCGCGCTTGGGCGGGGATGAATTTGTTATTGTGGCGTCTGTGGGCGGGCAGGAGGACTTGCAGGCCATTAAGCGAAAAATCGAATCCGCCCTCGAAGGGTATAACCAAACCTCACATAAACCGTATCGGCTGGAATGTAGCATCGGCTCGAAGGTATTCGACAATTACTTTAGGGTCCAGGCTGCGTTGGCGGATGTCGACAGATTGATGTATGAACAAAAACAGGCCAAAAAGGCCGTCTGATTTTCTACGGATTATTATACGAAATGAACTTGCTATTTTTCGAATATAGAGTGATAGATATACCCACCTTAAGAAAGGTGGGGAATTCCATGAATGAAAAACTTTACAGAGCAATTGAGGACTTTATCACGCAGAGAATGGATGACCTTGGGGCAGATGCGCCCGCTTATGTGGCGGAAACCATAACGGAAGTGGGGTGCTGTGCGAAAAAGCTGGAAGAAACGCTTATGGAATCGCAGTTTTCGCTTTGGCGCGAACTGGAAGACGCGCTCAGTCGGCAGACCGGAGAGGAAATGCGTTACTATTACCGGGCAGGATTCCATGATGCGGTACGGTTCCTGCTGGGATGGAACGACCGTACGTGAACAGCCGGGCGCATTTTGTGCGGTTTCCTTCCCGCCTGGAAGACCTGAGGCGTCCTTACCTCTGGAGCGATCAACAGTCCTACTCAATTGCGAAGACCATAACGCTTGCCAGAATCGATTATGAGAACTTTATTACGGATTTCTGCGTTGAGCGCCAATATCTGGAGGATAATGCCGGCCTTTGCGGAAAAGATGCAGGCGGCGTGCTTCACTGCCTGCTAATCCGTCAGCGCGGCAGCCATGACGGCGTGTTGGTTCTCCCAGACCGCAGAGGTTATGTAATATTGGCTGCATACATATTAGGCACCGAACCATAGGAGTCTCTGACGAGGCTCTTTTTTCTTGCCGCTTTTTGAAGAATAGACTTGCTATTTACAGCATTTAGAGTGATGTATGTAGTACCAAAACCGGGTAACCCGGTAAAAAGAAAGGCAGTATGAATATGCAGATCAACTTTAACGTAACCGGCAGCGAGCGTAAGCGGCTGGTCGCAGCGATGGGCGACATTCTGGGAAGCAAACCAAATTATCTCGGCGCTCTGAGCTTTGCCTATGAAGTGGATTATTTCACCATCGACACAAACGGCACTGTCAGCTTCGATGATCGGGCGGACAGCGAGAAATTTAAAAACCTCGTCGAGCGGCTGCAAGAAAAGGGTTTTGCGGTGGCTGCAGCCGATACGGAAAACGAAGATATCGCTCTGTGCATCGAAATGCCGCGCACTTCCTTCACTGACACGGCGCTAGAAAACCTCAAGCGGTTGATGGAGAGCAAGGGTAAGCTCATTAAAAAAGCGCTCGGCGCAGAAACCCTCGACATAATAATCACAGATGACAAGGTGCGGTTCCCGTGGTTTGCGGACGGCAGCAACCCGGAGGCGGTTAAGGCTTACACCCACTTTGTTTCGGCACTGTACGATATGGCACGGAACCAGAAGCGCGTCACAGCGAAGGAAAAGGAAACCGACAACGACAAATACGCGTTCCGCTGTTTCCTGCTCCGATTGGGTTTCATCGGCGAGGATTATAAGGCTGAGCGTAAAATTCTGCTCCGAAACCTCTCCGGCAGCAGCGCGTTCAAATCTCCTAAAGGCGGTGCGGACGATGAATAATGGTTTTCCGTCAAGAGAACTGGTGGAGGGCATACGCGCCCGATACCCTGTAGGTACTCGTGTGGAACTTGTAAAAATGGACGATGTACAAGCACCGCCGGTCGGCACCCGTGGTACCGTCCTTGGCGTGGACGATATCGGCTCCATTATGGTACGCTGGGATAACGGCAGTTCGCTTCATGTAGTCTATGGCGAGGATATTTGCAGGGCGATAAGCGACAATGTCAAGGAATAACAACATAATATAAACAGGCGAGGACGCGCCGGAAACGGCGTGTATCTCGTACAAATTAATTTTTAAGGACTTGCTTCGGCAGGTCTATTTTTATGCCATTTTGAAAGGAGGCGACTGGTATACGAAAGCTCAAGAAATACACTCCAACTCGATTTATGGCCAAAGATTCTGTTTACTGTAAGGAAGCCGCCGATTATGCTGTCGCTTTCATTCAGGCATTGCGTCATACCAGCGGGATATGGGATGGCCAGCCTTTTGAACTTATAGATTGGCAGGAACAGATCATACGAGATGTGTTTGGTGTCTTGAAACCAAACGGCTACCGTCAGTTTAATACAGCATATATCGAAATACCAAAGAAGAATGGAAAGTCAGAGCTTGCTGCGGCAGTTGCACTTCTATTGACTTGTGGCGATGGTGAAAAACGCGCTAAGGTATATAGCTGTGCCTCGGATAAAAACCAAGCGAAAATTGTGTTTGATGTTGCTATGGCGATGGTGCGTAAATCACCAGCATTATCAAAAAGGGTTAAGATTACTGAATCGACCAAGACACTTGTATATATGCCCACGGAGAGTACTTATCAGGTACTCTCAGCGGACGTAGCAAACAAACACGGTTTCAATACACATGGTGTTATTTTCGATGAACTGCACACGCAGCCAAATAGAAAGCTCTACGATGTGATGACCAAAGGCAGCGGTGACGCCCGAATGCAGCCGCTGTATTTCTTAATCACAACAGCCGGCGACAATACGAACTCCATCTGCTATGAGGTGCATCAAAAAGCACTGGATATACTTTCGGGCCGCAAGACGGATCCGACGTTTTATCCTGTAATATTTGGAGCTTCGGAAACAGACGACTGGACGGACCCTAAGGTATGGAAAAAAGCAAATCCCTCACTCGGCATTACGGTGAGTATGGATAAGGTCAAAGCGGCTTTTGAATCAGCAAGGCAGAATCCCGCCGAGGAGAACAGCTTTCGCCAGCTTCGTTTGAACCAGTGGGTCAAGCAGGCTATACGCTGGATGCCTATGGACAAATGGGATGCTTGCGCTTTTACGGTTGACCCGGAAGGCTTACGTGGACGAGTTTGCTACGGGGGCCTTGACCTATCTTCGTCCACAGATATTACTGCTTTTGTGCTGGTTTTCCCGCCAATGGACGAGGATGACAAGTATGCCGTGCTTCCGTTTTTCTGGATACCGGAGGAGAACATCGATTTGCGTGTGCGCAGAGACCATGTGAATTATGATGTTTGGAAGAAACAAGGATATCTTCAAACCACAGAAGGCAATGTCGTCCATTACGGATACATTGAAAAGTTCATTGAGCAGCTTGGCGAGAAATACAACATCCGTGAGATCGCCTTTGACCGCTGGGGCGCCGTTCAGATGGTGCAGAACCTCGAGGGCATGGGCTTCACGGTCGTTCCGTTCGGGCAGGGATTTAAGGACATGAGTCCACCCACAAAAGAACTCATGAAACTAACTCTGGAGCAGAAACTTGCCCACGGCGGCCACCCGGTGCTGCGCTGGATGATGGACAATGTGTGTATTCGCTCAGATGATGCAGGAAACATCAAAGCCACCAAGGAAAAATCCACAGAAAAAATAGACGGGGTTGTTGCTACGATTATGGCGCTTGACCGTGCGATTCGCTGTGGAAATGACAATGGCGAGAGTGTATATGACAAACGCGGTCTACTTATTTTTTAGCAAAGGAGAGTGATGTCTATGGGAATCTTTCATGGAATATTCAAGGCGCGTGACAAACCTAAAAATACGCTTGGCGGCAGTCGGTACAACTTCTTTTTTGGGAGCACAAGCTCGGGAAAGCCGGTTAACGAGCATACTGCCATGCAGATGACGGCGGTCTATTCCTGTGTGAGGATATTGTCCGAAACACTGGCCGGGCTGCCGCTTCATGTATATAAGTACAACGAGAACGGCGGCAAAGAGAAATATCTGAAACACCCGTTATATAAGCTGCTCCATGATGAGCCAAATCCGGAGATGACTTCATTTGCGTTCCGGGAAACGCTGATGAGTCATCTTTTATTATGGGGCAATGCCTATGCGCAGATTATACGCAATGCTAAAGGCGAGGTC